AATAAACATAAGATAGGTAATGGAGATATTTACAAGTCTTATGGTGATGGTGATGATGCTTATGTTATTATAGATAACGGAGGCGGTGGAGGAGTAGAGCCTACTCAAAACTTACCAGTCATAAAAACATTATCATACCAAAACAATTACATTACATTAAATGAGGATTTCATTTATCAGATAAACGCCACAAACAATCCTACAAGCTATAATGCATCGCCTTTACCAGACGGTCTTGTTGTAGATACTGCTACTGGTATAATATCTGGACTTCCTTTTGGAGATGAGCGTGTAGAGGTAATAACTTTATCTGCGACTAATGAATACGGTACTACTACAATAAATGTAGATTTCTATTTAACAAATGATTCTGCTGATGACTTCCTAGCACCTTACAATTTATCTGCTGCTAACAATACTGAGGATGGGTTTTTATTAAGATGGTCAACAAGACCTTATAATAGAGTTATCGCAGCATCTGAGATTTACAAGAACGGAATACTAGAAGCTACAATATATCATAGTGATATAAACGAATACGGTGTTGAGAATAAATACATATTTACAGGTATTGATGGCAACTACCCTTATAAGGTTAGGTCAATTAACTCAGCAGGAGAATTCTCTCTTTTCTCTGAAGATTTTTACCATAAAATACCAGCTCTAGCAGGTGCTTTATTTACCAATGAATCTTTGGTTAAAACAGACCCTACAATGGATAATGTTGTAGCTTATTACAAGCTAGACTCTATTACGGACAGAATACTGATTGATGAGACTGGGGTAAATGACGGTACTATTGTTGGAGATACACTTAATACAGTTACTGGTCTTATTGGAAATGCTGTTGCTTTTGATGCAAGTTCACTTCAACAAGGTGTTGTAAGTAGTTCTGATTCTATTAGTTTTGGTAGTAGTGAAGGAGGTTCTGACTCCCCTTTTAGTGTAAGTTTATGGTTTAAAGGAGATGGTACTTTCACAACATTCCCTTTAATTGAAAAAGAAAATGAATGGCAAGTATTTCTTAATCAATATCAAGGGAAAATGAAATATGCTATTAGTTTAAAAGATAATAGCTACACACCAACAAGAACTAGAGAGAAGGTTTCTATTATTGACAGTTTGATTCCTGCTAATCAATGGCAAAATATAATTATAACTTTTGATGGGGATGCTTATTATGGAGACTCTATTAATTTATTCATAAACAACCAATACATAAACGGAGAGATGCCTTTACTAGATACTTTTAGAGAACCTTATTCTAAGATGAGAATAACTAATAGTAATTTGTATATAGGTAATGATAATAGATTCGACCAATACAGACAACAAACAATCGTAATGGACGAAGTAGTTATATTCAACAAAGAGTTAACAAAAGATGAAATAAATTTCCTTTATAATGATGGATTAGGTAATCCTCTTACATAAAAATAAAAAAATGAGTACAAGAAAAAACAAAGTAATAACTAAGGAGTATAGAGACAGTATAAGAGTCGTTAATATGTCTTCTTATCAAGCACCTATAATCAAAGAGGTTCACAATAAAGAATGGGTTTCTTTCGGAGATAATAATGATTATTTCGATAACCTAATTGAAAGGTATCTTGATAGCCCTACTAACGGTAGATGTATTAACGGTATTGTTGATATGATTTACGGTAGAGGATTGGAGTCTACAAACTCTTCTGTATTCCCAGAGGACTATGTTAAGATGAAGCAATTACTTAGACCAAGAGAGGTTAAGAGGTTGGTTAATGACTACAAACTGTTAGGTCAAGGGGCAATGCAACTTACTTACAATAAAGCTAAGACTAAAATACTAAAGGTATCTCATTTCCCTATGGAGACATTGAGAGCTGAGAAAGCAACTAAAGGTAAGATTAAAGCATACTACTACCATCCATCTTGGAAGGATTGTAAGAACTCTGATTCCCCTAAAAGAATACCTACATTTGGTAGTGGTAGTAAAACTGAAGTTAATGAACTTTACATCTTCAAACCTTATAGAAGTGGTTTCTATTACTACTCTACTGTTGACTACCAAGCTTGTTTACAATACGCTGAATTAGAATCTGAGGTTTCTAACTATCACATCTCTAATATTCAGAATGGTTTACAACCAAGTTTATTCGTAAACTTTAATAATGGTATTCCAAATGCAGAAACTCAAGAAGCAATAGAATCTAAGATAAACAATAAGTTTTCTGGTAGCTCAAATAGCGGTAAAGCAATTATTGCATTTAATGAGTCTGCTGACACTAAAGCTGACATCGAAGCTATTCACTTACCAGATGCTCACGCTCAATACCAATTCTTATCAGATGAGGCAAGAGAGAAGATTATGTTAGGTCACGGTATTGTTTCTCCTATCTTATTAGGTATTAAAGACAATACTGGATTTGGTAACAATGCAGAGGAATTGCGTACAGCATCTGTACTTATGGATAATGTTATTATAAGACCTCTACAAGATGGTGTAATCTACGGATTGACTGAGATACTTGAATTTAACAAGATATACCAAGACCTATATTTTACAACACTACAACCTATTGAGTTTACAGAGTTAGACAATATAGAAACTAAGATTAAAAGAGAAGAAGAAACTGGAGAGAAATTATCCTCTGATGTATCTACTGACTTTTCTGAAGAAGAAGGAGATGACTTGTATAATCAATTAGAGGGCTTAGGAGAGGTTTTAAGCGATGAATGGGAGCTTATCCATAGTGAAGTATATCAAGAGGAAAGTGAAGCCGTTAAAATGGCTGAAATCAAGTATTCTGATAAAGCATCTAAAGAAGATGATGACATCTATAAGATTAGATACGCTTATTCTCCAGTTAGAAAGTCTGAAGGTAGTAGAGCATTCTGTAAGAAGATGGAAGTATTAACTGGTAGAAAGATTGTATTTAGGAAAGAAGATATTAATATGATGTCTTTTAGAGGTGTTAACAAAGAGTTAGGTCATAACAGACAAAACTACAGCCTTCTAAAATATAAGGGCGGTAAGAACTGTCATCACTATTGGGAGCTTCAAGTTTACAAGAAGTCAAGTGGTAGAAAGGTAAACTCTGACGATGCATATGGAAAGGGCTTAAAAGAGCCTAAGAATCCTTCTGAGATGGAAGAAAGAATGATAGACAGAGCAGATAACGGTGCATACCCAAGTGTACTAAGTAGAATCAGAAAAATATTAGGTCAATAATGAAAGCACTATTTATAACAGTAAAGGATTTAAAAGCAAAGTCAATAATCAGCGGTAATACTGATGCTGACAAATTGATTCACTTTATAGAGGTGGCTCAAGATATACACATACAAAACTATTTAGGAGGTAAGTTGTATAATAAGATGCAAGCATTAATTATAGATGAAGAGATGGACTTACCTGCTAATTCTAATTATAAAGCTCTTAGAGACACTTATATTAAGCCGATGCTAATATGGTTCACTCAGTCAGAATACTTCCCTTTTGCAATGTTTAAAATAGATAATGGAGGTGTATCTAAACACAGAGGGGAAGAGTCTGACAATGTAAACTATGGAGATATTGATAGGATGATGAGTAAGATTAATGATAGGTCTGAGTTTTATACAAGAAGGTTCTTAGATTACATCTGTGATAATAGTCATTTATTTCCAGAATACACAAATAACCAAAATGGGGATATGTACCCAGACAAGGATGTAGATACTTTTTCAAGTTGGGTTTTATAATGGAGAATAAAAAAAAGACATATAAGACAAAAGAGGTTAACATAATGAAGTTATCCGCTTTCTACGACAAGGTAAAAAACAGCACTAAGGAAACAAAAAAACAAAAAGATGGCAAACGAAATATACGATAGTACTTGGTGGGGTAACACAATAGATACTGCATCTTCTATTGGTACATCAACAGAAATGATACAAGGGCAATTCAATATGAATGATAGGCAAGAAGTTGAAGCAGTAAAATGTTTAGCAGATGCAATTCATAGAATAGGAATACAAGATATACAAAACTAAAAACAATGGCAAAACCAAAATTAGCATTAATACCATCCTCTCAAGGAAGCAAACTTTATTCTGTACTACCATCAAGTGGTGTAGGGGATTTCTCATTTTCACGAAGTGGAGGGGCAACGAGAATAAATAAAGATGGACTAATAGAAACAGTTGCAAGTGGTGTTTCAAGATTAAACTATCCTTTGATTGATGGTAAGGTTGTTGGATGTCCAAGTCATTTGTTAGAACCACAGAGGACTAATTTAATAACTTATTCAGAAGATTTTACAAAACTAACCAAAACAAATACCATTATAACATCAAATCAAGCTATTTCGCCTGATGGCACACAAAATGCAGATGAATTAACAGGTAGTGGTTTTGCAAGAGCAATTTATGCTATTGGTAATGGCGATATAACTGTTAGTTGTTATGTTAAATCAAATGATGGTGCTGATAAGAATTTTGTAATGGGTGCAGGTTCTTTAGGTTCTTTAGGTAATGAAACGTTTACTGCTACAAGTGAATGGCAAAGATTTACACATACTTTTTCAACAACTGCACAATCTACTGATTTTGGTTTCTTTTCGACAGGGGGTGTTGCTTTAGGTTTGTATTTATATGGTTTTCAATTAGAACAAGGTTCTTATCCAACAAGCTATATCCCAACTAACGGACAAAGCGGTGGTGTTACTCGTTCAGCTGAAACTGCTAATAATTCGGGAGATGCTAATACGTTTAATGATTCAGAGGGTGTTTTGATGGCGGAGATTAGTGCTTTGGCTGATGATGGTACTTATAGGCAATTAGGAATTACAAACTTTCCGTCTCATAGTTATCAAGTTAATATTAGTTTAGAAACTAATTCAAATAAATTAGCTGGTGTTATTTTATCTAATAATGTTTACTATGTTTTAGATTATGAAGTTCAAGACACTAAAACTAAAAATAAGGTTGCTCTCAAATACAAGGTCAATGACTTGGCTTTTTATGTAAATGGTTTTAAAGTTAGTGCAATAAATACAGCTCCTATCTCAACTGGCTTAAATGTATTAAAATTTAGTGCTGGAAACAATACAGTCCCTTTCTACGGAAACACAAAACAAATACAATACTTCGATTCAGCATTAAACGATTCAGATTTAGAAAAATTAACGTCTTGGGTTAGTTTCGAAGATATGGCTAATGGTCAGCAGTATTCTATTAAATAGTTATGAATTACAAACAATATTTACTATATTAGTAGTATGGAAAAATGGAAAGACATAAAGGGTTACGAAGAGCTATACCAAGTAAGTAATCTTGGTAATGTAAAAAGTTTAGAAAGAAAAGTAAAATGTAAAGGCGGTGCTTTAAGGACTGTTAATAAAAAATTACTTAAACTATATTTAGACGGTAAAGGTTATTTGCAAGTGAAATTAAATAAAAAAGGAAACTATAAATCATTTAATACTCATAAGTTGGTTGCTATGTCATTTTTAGGTCATACACCTTGTGGACATAAAATAGTTGTAGACCATATAGATAATAACCCTTTAAATAATAATGTAGAAAATTTACAATTAATAACAAATAGAGAGAATTTATCTAAAGATAAAAAAGTAGGTACATCTAAATATGTTGGTGTTTTTGACAATGGTAGGGGAGTTAAGAGATGGAGAGCAAATATAAGTTTAGGTAAAAAAACAATAAATTTAGGTTCTTTTGACACAGAAGAAAGAGCATCAATAGCGTACAACTTTGCGTTAACACAATTAGATAAATTAACAGAATATAGTTTAACAAAATAAAATATGGCAAAAACTTATAAATTCGGTAACGGAACTTGGGCAACAAAGAAAGGTTCTACATTAGCGTATTCAGATACTAATAATGCGTTTAAACCTTTACCATTTTCATTTGAAAGAAATAGTATTGGAACAAGAGTAAACAAAGAGGGATTAATTGAAGTAGTTGGTAATGATGTACCAAGAATAGATTATACAGATAGTACAGAGGGTGTTTTGTTGTTAGAGAATAGTTCTACAAATCTTATTACTTATTCAGAAGCGTTTGATAATGCTTATTGGAATAAAAGTGGAGTTAGTGAAACAAGTGGTTTTATTTCTCCCGATGGAACTGCTAATGCTTTTAAGTTAGTTGAAGATAATTTAAACTCAACTCACGGAATAGCTTCTACTGCAATACAAACGACAAGTAGTTTAAGTTATATTTCTTATGTTTTTGTTAAAAAATCAGAAAGGAATTGGGTTTATTTCAGAACAAATATAGGTAGTGCTTTTATTTACCAATGGTTTGATTTAACAAATAAAATTGCAGCAAGTTCAGTAGGAACTTTTAATGATGTTGGAGTTATTGAATATCCAAATGATTGGGTTATGTGTTATGTTAAAAAAACAGAAGCAAGTGGCTCTGCGAGACAAAATCAATGGTTTTTATCAACAGATGATTTAGTTCAAACATATCAAGGAGATGGAACAAGTGGTTTATACATTTGGGGTGCTATGCTCGAAGCCAATTCAGTAGCATCTTCCTACATCCCAACCAATGGCTCAACAGTCCAACGTACTGCTGAAACTTGTAATGGAAGTGGTAATAGTGAGGTGTTTAATGATAGTGAGGGGGTGCTATTTGCTAATATAAGTGCTTTAGCTGATGGAGAAGGATATAGAGTTATTTCAATAGAACCCGCAACAGGTACATCAAATAGAATTATTATATATTATGATATTTTAGCAGGAAAAATAGTTGGTAGAGTAGATGCAGCAGGTACTCCTGTTTTTAATTATACTGCAACTGTACAAAATCAAACAAACTTTAATAAAATAGCTTTAAAGTATAAAGCTAATGATTTTGCATTATGGATAAATGGAATAGAGTTAGGTGTAGATAATACAGGTAATACTCCAAGTG